CATTGATCTCGGTACGGTTGCCGTGCAGTGTTCTTGCGCAGTTGTCGGCGATTGGGATTGCGGATAAGCGGAGCCGGTCGTCTGTGATTTCCAATCTATTGCAAAATGTGCTTGGGAATCCTCCTGCGTGGGTGGTTGATGCGCAACGGAGGTTTGAGAAAGGTGCGGAGCATGAGCAGAAGTAAGCGGTTGTGTGCGCGGTGTGGGAGATCGGACTAGATGGCGCGACGCGATCGGGAGAAGGCCGCTATCCCTGATTTTCTTGAGGGATTCGACAAGGATGATCCGGCGAGTCTGTCAAAGGTAGAGGCAAAGGTAGTTGAGAGCCTTCGTCTCTACTATTTGCAGATGAACCGGGCGCAGGAGCCGTTCGTGCGAGTAAAGAACGCGCGCGGTCGGATGCCCCGCACAAGATTATTTGAGTCGGGGAACCAAGTTGGTAAAACGACAATTGGGGTGGCGGAGGATATTGCGCACGCGATGGGGTTCAGGCCGTGGCTTGATGAGGGCGATCCGGACTACAGGATTCCGATTATTCTGCCCAACAACGGAATCATGGGCTGCGAGGTCGCCGGGCAGACGCTGACCCAGAGGATTGAGCCCGAGTTTATGGGCTTGATTCCCAAATACTGTATGCCGGACGTGACGCGGTACTCGGATGGGTCCATCAAGAGCTTGTACTTGACCTTTAACTTCAAAGGCGAGCCCTGCGGGTCAACGATTCACTTTCGTTCGTATGTGCAGCCGGCGGATACCTGGGAAGGCGTGATCTCCCACTGGGTGCATTTCGATGAGCCGCCTCCACGCGACATTCTGACAGCGGCGACTCGCGGCCTGATGAGTACCAACGGGCCTAGCTGGTACACGATGACGCCGCTAAAAGAGGCGTATATCTATGATTTACTTAGCCTTCATGCTTTCAACAATGGGGGAGAAGACCCGGAGATTGCGGTGTTTCGCGGGTCAACGTGGGATAACTGCCAGGACTGGTGCCGGGATTGCGACTTTACGATTGAGGAGAACAAGCCAGAGAACTTGAAGCCGGGGGAAATAAGGCCAGTGCGTTTTTGCCCGAAGTGCCGCAAGGCAATGGGGTTCCTTCCGCGAGAGGGCATTCAGAACTACCTCAAGAAGATCACCGACCCAGACGAGCGCGAGGCTCGCGAAGAGGGAAAATGGAAGCACCTGAGCGGGTTGGTGTACAAGGAGCTGGACCGCGTAGAGCATATTTACCTAGACTTCGAGATTCCCAGAGATTGGATGCGAATCGAAGTTGTGGACCCGCACGATGCGCGGCCCACGCGATGGTTCTTTGGCGCCGTGTCCCCAGAGGAGATCGAGGTCAACGGGAAGCAAGCCAACCGCATCTACTGGTATACCTATTTGCTCGCCCAGGGGAACATCCATGCGATTGCCCGCAGCGTGCGAATGAAGCGAGCGGAATACGGATACAAAGAGCCCGCAATGGTAATCCTGGATGCAAAGTATGGTTCGCAGACCCGCCAGACGGCTGACTACGAGACGAGTTGGGAAGAGGAGTTGGAGAAGGCTGGAATAAGGCACATCAAGCTGAGCCATTCGGCGCCAGGCGATATTTCGCTCGGCCACAAGATGGTTAAGGAATACCTGCGGCCGCATTTCTCGACGGTCAAGGACAAGAGCTTCCCTGGGATGATGTTCGCGGCGGAGGGCTGCAAGGGTGATCGCGGCCCGATTCAGGACATGTTCAACTACCAATGGAAGCCGGGAACCGATAAGCCGGAGGAAGCCTACAAGGACGGTTGCGACTGCGTGAGGTACGCCGCCCTGGAGCAACCGACCTACCACGCGCCGGAGCCTGAGATTGATGAATATCTGGCCAGAATGCTGCTCAACAAAGAAAATCGTGTCGAGACGAGCAACCCGTTGTATCATGGACTCGTTGTGAGGTAAGAGATGAGTATTGCAAACGGACGGAGAAAGTTCGAATACCAACGAAGAATGGGGGCCTGACTTTGGCGCCGATTTTGCCATTTATTCCGCTCATTGCTGCCGGCGTCGGCGCCGCCGCAACCGGCGTGGCCATCGCGGAGATGCCTAAATCTCCCACCGCGCCTAATCCCGCGACTACGGCAACGAACGAAGCGACCGCCGCGCAGGATGCGGCCCAGGCGCAGGCGGCGGCATTGTCGAGGCGGCGCGGCATGAGTTCGACCATCCTGACGAGCCCGCTTGGATCAAACACCGCGCAAACATCCAAGGCAACCCTGGGAGCAAATTAGATGCCGTACCCCTTTACGTCCGGATCACGGCAGTACATCAACGAAAAAGGTTTTGCCCCCACTAAATTAGGATCACGCGACAGCGATCAGAAGGCTAAGGACTGCTTGAAGTATCTCCTGGTGCTGGCCGAGCAGCGCCTGTTCTGGGAGCCGCAGATCGACAACATCATCGCCTACGTCAACCACAGCCGCCGGTTCATTACAGACCGCGACTTGTGGGCAGGGCAGCAGACCGGGCAGTTCGTTTACGACGATACCGCGATGCTGGCGCGCAACAAACTGGTTGATGGCATGGTTGGATATTTATGCAGCAGAAACCAGCCGTGGTTTGGCCTCGAAATTCCCGGCAAGTTCAACTTTCCGCGCCACTCTGGAATGCGGGCATGGAACGGCCAGAGGGTCGATGCTTATCCGCAAGTTCAACGCTGGCTACAGGAATGCCTTACGGTAATGTACTCGGCATTCAATCGGTCGAATTTCTACGACCAGGTGACGGAATTTATTTCTGACGGCGCAACCTGCGGTACGGCGTCGAATCTGGTTGAAGAGGATATAGAGAACGCTCGGATCGTGTTCACGGTCCCCCACTTCCGCGAGATTTTCATTGCTGAGAACCAGTACGGAGAGGTCGATACCGTCTACCGCGTCTACAAGATGACGCTCCGGCAACTGGCGCAGAAGTTTGGCTGGGATGAGATGTGCCAGGTTGAGCGCAACTTCCAGCGGGACTATGAAAACAACATGTTTGGGGAGCGGGACGTTCTCCACGCAATCTACCCCCGCGAAGACTATCAGCCGTGGCGGATTGATGCCGCAGGGAAGAAGTGGGCCTCTGACTGGGTGTATTGCCGCGGCGGGAAGATCCTTGAGTTTGGGAGCCAGGCCAAGGCGCCGGCACTCGCCAACTCCAAGGAAGCGATTATCAAAGAAGGCGGGTACGATTCGATGCCCGCGATCGTGTGGCGCTGGCGAAAGAATTCAGACGAAGTGTACGGGCGTGGCCCCGCGCACGATGCGTTTGTGTCGATTGCCAAGATAAATCAGATGGGGCGCACCAATCTGTTAACTGCCCAGCAAGCGGCCGAGCCCCCGCTGGTAGCGTACTCCGATCTGCGCGGAGCGATTCAGCGGACTGCTGGCGGCGTTACCTACATGGAAGCCAATCGGGGCGACATTCGCACCCGGATGCCTCAGCAGTTGACCACCGGAGTCCAGAATCTACCATTTACTGTAGAGTTTCAGGACCGCGTGGCAGCGGTCATCAACGAGTTTTTCCATACCGACGTGTTCATGATGATGTCGCAACTGGCCCAGGGCGGCAAGAGCGAACGCATGGTCACGGAGCAGGTAATGGAGCTTCAGGGGGAGAAGGCGGCTATTCTCGGTACCCGAGTTGGCAACCTACAATCGGAGGCGTTTGATCCTCTCATAAATCGCGTCTACTCCATTGAGGCGGCAGCCGGCCGCATTCCAACTCCCCCTGATATTTTGCTCGAATCCGTACATGGAGGCGTGGAGGTCCAGTACCTCGGGCCGCTCGCTCAGGCCCAGACTCGACTCACCACAGTGCGGTCGATTCAGTCCTTCCTCCAGGTCGCCACGCAGATTGCGCAGATGGACCCGACCATCATTCATGCCATCAACGGCCCACAGATGCTCAGGACAGTGGCTGACAAGGTGGATTTGCCGGTGGATTGCGTTTACGATGCGAAGACCTTTGAGAAGATCATCCAGGCAATCAATCAACAGGCACAGCATCAGCAGATGGTTGAGGATGCGCCTAAGCTGGCGCGCGCCGCGGCGAGCATGGCCAAGGCGCCGGAAGCGGGAAGCGCGCTCCAGACCTTGATGGGCGGAGGCGAAAACAATGCCGCCTGATGCAGTCCAGAGCGCCAAAGACATGATGCAGCGGTACAAAAACGTGTTTGGGACCGCCGAGGGAAAGATTGTTCTAGGTGATATCTTGACGCTAGGGCATTTCGGCGATCCACTGATGCCAACTGACCTAGTTTCAATTGCGGAATACAATGCTGCTATTATGATTGCGAGAATGGCAGGAGCGTTTGATGGGATCTACAACGAACTTGGAATGATAAAGGAGAAGTGAGATGGCATCGACAGCCCCGAATTTCGACAATATCCGGTTGGGTGGTGCAGATGGACTGCGCTACCCGATGGAGTTGGCTCCAGCCACTTTCGCAGTGACGACAGCCCCTACCTACTACACCGTCGCCGGCGCAATCCCGGTCGCGGGCGGAACCTACGTCATCAACGGAGCAGGTGCTCTGGCTATGGCCCTGGCCGCGCCAACCAAGGCTCAGGACAACATGGTTCTCACTATTGTGGCGGGAACTGCTCACGCCCACACTGTCACCACTCCCGCGAACAAGATCAACGGCGCCGATGACACCGTGACCTATGCCGCGATTGGAGATAACGTGGTCCTGCGGGCGATCAACGGAATCTGGATGGCTATTTCTCTTGGCGGGCCCACTCCGGCGATCTTGAGCGAGGTGTAGCATGGCTGGCACCGGTGGCGGCAAGGGCGCAAGCAAAGGCGGCAAGGGCGGAAGCTCCGGTCCCAATGCCGCGCTCAACGATGACGAGGATCTGATGAACAGGCGTCGAGTGCTTTGGAAGCAGTGGAAGGCAACCAAGATGCCCAACCGCGTGATCGATTACGACAAATCTCCGTCAGCACCGCGCAGAGTTAGTTGACAACGGAAGACTCAAGTGTTTTGATTTGATGAAAGAAGGAATCGCACAATATGCCTGAAGCGCTCTTAGAAACCCCACCTGCGGCGGAATCCCTGGGATGGCGAGCTGGTCTACCCGACGATCTCAAACAGAACGAAGCCATTGTTCCCTTCAAGACGGTCGGCGATTTTGCCAAGGACTATCTTCAAGTGCGGACAAAGGCTACCGAACTTGAGGGGAAGTTGGGGAACTACGTTCCCAAACTGCCGGATAACGCAAGCGATGAGGACAGGAATCTTTACTTTGACGCTTTAGGTCGACCGAAACAGCCCAGCGAATACGAGTTGGACGGTGAAGACAAGAATGCTCCCGAGTGGACGAACCAGTGGAAGACGCAGTTTCATTCTCTAGGCCTGACCAAAACCCAGGCCAAGCAACTGAGTACCGCATGGAACTCTCAGATGCAGAAGATGGTAGACGCTCACAACGCCTCTATCCAGAGTGAAGTCACGACGTCGGAAACGAAGCTCAAAAACGAGTGGGGCGCCAAGTTTGATACCAACGTGGAACTGGCCAAGCGACTTTACCAGAAGTACGGCGAAGGTGAATTTGACAAGGCTTTTGATGCGGGGTCATCGGCGAATCGATACTCCATCATCAAAATGTTGGTCAAGTTTGCATCCGTGACTGGTGAAGACCGATCTCCGCAGGCGGGATTGAGTCAGACGGCGACGAAGGGAACATCCTTCATCAACTATGACAAGAGCCCTGAGCCTCCGAAGAGAACCTAGCACTAAAGGAGAATCGCTATGCCTTCAACCGATGTATCTCAACTGGGATACTCCACGTTCATGGACATTGTATCGAATTACTCCTCGACCGACGCTGGGGCGCAATTCGTCATGCCTAAGCGCGTCCTCGACCGCATGACACCGCTGGTTCGGATGCTTCCACTCAAGCCCAGCAACAACATCCTGTCGAACATCGCCGTCCGCACCGATTCACTCCCCGTCGCCTCGACCCGCCGCTGGAATGAGGGCATCAAGGCCACAGCCTCAAAGAACACGTCTTTGAACGATCCTATCGCGCTATTCGAGGATTACTCGGAAGTAGACAAGGATCTCTGGGAAATTCAGAACAATCCGAACGCTTGGCGCGCGGATCAGGACATGAACCACGTCGAGGGCCTGTTCCAGTTGCTGGAATCGATGCTCTTCTATGGCAGCCTGACCTTAAACCCCGGCGCCTTCAACGGCCTGGCCACCCGCTTCAACAACCTCGAATCCTATCCGAACGGCGACACCAGCTGGCAGCCGAACGTCTGGCCCGGTGGCCAAACTTCCGGCAACTGCACCAGCGCGTGGATGATCGAATTTGGGGACGACACGGTATATGGGATCTATCCTCCCAACTCTCCCGCCGGCCTGAACGTGCGGGACCTCGGCGAAATCACCAAGGAACTGGCGAGCGGCACTGGTGCCGTGGGACAGAACTATATGTATCAGGTTCTGCGGACCATGCTGCGGTGGTATCTGGGTATCCAGATCGGTGATGAGCGTTGCGTGCAGCGCATCTGCAACATCAACCCGGTCGGGTTCGCCGGCCCCAATGGGTTCGATGAGAACGTCTTCATCGAAGCCAAGAACTGGTTGCCGCGAGGTGGCGAAGCTCCCGGCACAATCATCCTGGTCAACCGTGCGCTCAAGTCGCAGATCGACATCCGCGCCGTCTCCCAGAAGATTAATACCTATTTCACGCCGCCCAGCGACAACTCGATGGATGTGTTCGGAAAGGCAGTCACCAAGTTCCAGAACATCCCCATCTACGTCGCCGAAAAGATTCTCTCAACCGAAACGGTCCTGAGCTAAGGAGGGACACATGCCAGTCACAGATGCAGTTGCATATGTACACGGCACCGGAACTTCTGCCTCCGGGCCAATTACCTCAACAGCGAAGTCGTTCACCGGCTCTATCGCCACAACGGGAGTTCTGACCATCACAGCGGGCGCGGCCGGCGCTGAGCTTCTCGTGGGCGACATTCTCACGGGAGCCAACATTGCAGCGGCCAGCGCTACACAAGCTGCGTGCGTGGTGACGGGCATTACCGCCATCACCGCCGCAAACGGCGTTGGAACCTACACGGTGAGCGCTCCGCAGCTTTCAACCAGCTCAACCATCCTCGCAACCCCGGCGCTCATGGGCGACCTGCTCTGCGTGGGTGTAACCTCGCAGGTATCGAACCTTGAACTCGATTTCGGTGCGCCAAACTCCGGTGCCAGCTACCCGTGGTTGCCGCAGTTCCCGTCTTTGGCTGAGAAGGGTTACACCTTCCCACCAGAAGTTGTGGGTGCCGGCGGCGTCGATTGGGGCCTGCATATCCTCATCACCGGTCCTGTCTACGGAAACTCTCTCACCAGCATCAAATTTGATGTCGAGTCGGGAGCCGCAACTCAGGCCACAACCGTGATTGCCAGCAGGACTTTGACCATCGCGCAGCTTCAGGTCGCCGGGGCGCACTACTACATCCCGGTTTCTGGAGCAGCGGTTCTTGAATTCCTGCGGTTCAACGCAACCAACGCGCCAGCCAACAACGGTTATGTGGGTTCGATCGTTGCCTGGTTTGGTATTCGTCAAGGAGGAGAACAGTAGATGCTGGTTAAGGCCAAATGCACTGCCCGCGCATGGGATAGTGGAGCAGCAATGCTCTTCTATCCCGGCGAGGTCTACGAGATAGAGCATGATGGGAAGGCCGCCTCACTCAAGATCGGCAATTCCTGGGTCTTTGAGTTTGACCGCACGATGGCCGGCACAGGCGTTGGCCCAACCGTCGGCGGGTATATCTGCAAGGAATGTCAGGCAACCTTCAAGAGCGTCAATGAGCTGGGGACGCACACTCGCCAGGAACACCGGGAGAAGGCTCGCACAGAAGTCGTGGATGATGACGAACCAATTGTGATTAAGAAGGAAAAGCCGTGGATGAAGGGCCGGACATTTACCTGCAAAACATGCGCAGAAGTCCTGCCGAACCTATACGCGCTCAGAGTCCACAATAAGAGCCACCAACAACAGATTGCGACTGCCGAGACTGTAGCTGTCCCGGCGTAAAGGCGGGCGGCGATGAACTATTCTCAGACCGGAATCTGCAATCTTGCTCTTGGCCGCATCGGCGCCCGCGGCCAGATCACTTCCATCAATGAGAACAGTCCAAACGCGGTTAAGTGCCTTGCTATATGGGACACGATTTTCCAAGAGGTCTTGAGTGAGCGGGACTGGAAGTTTGCCAAGACTCGTGTACAGCTTCAACTAAGCCCGATCATCCCTCTCTATTCCTACCAGGCTGCATGGGCACTCCCCGCCGATCTTCTGCGCTTCGTCCGGCCGCATCGCGTACCGACTGATAAGCGCGCATTCTGGTTCGGATGGGGGCCCGAAGGCACGGGATGGTACCGCCGCGAAGATCCTCCGTTCTGGCCCTACGATGTGCCTTATGTGATTGAGACGCTCACAGCGGGCTGGCAATCGCCACTGGCGAATCCTCCTGTCCCTTATCCCGGCCCGTTCCCCGCGGGCCGCTACGCCTTGACCAACTACAACGGTTGTAGGGGACCGGCGATGATTAACTACATCCAGCTCATCACCGACTACACACAACTGATGCCGGGGTTCGTGAACTGCCTGTGCAATCGTCTGGCAATGGAGCTATCCATCGGCGTGACGGAAGACAAGGGAAAGTTTGATCAGATGAAGGCAGAGTACCGCGAGAGCCTGAATTCCGCTGAGGCTCAGAACGAATGCCTGGACTTCTCGAACGAGACAGGCAGCACCTCATGGGAAGATGCTGGGCGCTGGGTGAGAGGCTGGAGAGGATAGATGCCGCCGAAAGCCTACGTCACGGTCAATTCGTTCAACTCTGGTGAGGTCAGTCCGCTCGTCGCCTTTCGGACGGACATAGCCAAGTACAATTCCGCGTGCCTTCAGCTTGAGAACGCTATGCCCTTGGTTGAGGGTGGCGCGAAGAAGATGCCCGGTACCTATTTCGCCGGCACCACCAAGAACAACGCCAAGAGCCGCATGGTGCCCTTCCAGTTTTCGACTATTCAAGGGGCGTTTCTCGAGTTATCCGCGGGCATCATTCGTATCTGGGAAGCGGCAATGGAAGGGTCATGGTCGCTTGGACTGGCTACTCAGGCTCCATCGGCAAGCAACTATTCCGCGTCAAACCTCTCATCGACGTACCATGTGGCCAGCATCGTAGTCGTTTATGGAGGAGAGTATGCGACAGGCAGTCCGCCTCCAAACGTAACCATCACTGGTGCTGGTGCTGGCGGAGCTACCGCGCAGGCTCACATGACCTACATTGGCTATCCAGGGTCGGGCCAGTGGTATGTGTCTAATATTTCCGTAATTTTTGGGGGAAGTTTTACTGGCGGCGCCACGGTCACGATTGATGGAGATGCTACCGCATATGCGGTCATGGCTGGCTCAGGCGGTGGCTCCCCCACGTCCTACATAGCTGGACAGGTGGTTCTGATTGGTCCATTCATCCAGATATTGTCCTCGACAGGAACTCCCGCCGGAAATCTCTACATCGCAGCTCCTTATGGCGTCACTAATGCCAGTACAGTGCCCATCACCTTCTCTGTGAACGGCAGCGATGCGCTCTCCGTGACCATCACAGGAACTTCGCCTAATCAGGGCATCAATATAGCGCTCGCCAATGCCACACACGCCAACAATGCCGCTGCGCTGATTCAGGCTGCTGTGCGAACCCTGGCCACGCTCAATCCAGCCAGCGGAAACATTGTCGACATTTCGCAGTGGACCGTGACTCCTGATGCGGTTTACTTCGCCACTCCCTGGATTCTTGCTCCGACGCAGAGCGGCCTGTCTCCGTGGACGTGGACCTCGACTAGCTACATTGGCCAATGCGTTGCGCCCAACCAGAATGACCAGTTTCCGTTACTCTCAGGAATTCCAGCGCCGGTCTGGAATGCAACCTATTGGGAGCCCTTCAATCCAAATACTCAGCCGCCAATCGAACTGACTACTCCCTATCTTGAGGAAGACCTATTCGCACTCGACTGCTCGCCGCAGAGCGCGGATGTTCTTTGGATTACCAATCCCAAATATCCCCCGGCGGTTGTTGAAAGACTCAGCGCAAACTCGTGGGCCTACAGCCTGTCGCTTCCGGGCCTCCAAACCAATGAGCCGCCATATCGAGGGACCATGGATGTTGTGAAGACTGGCTACTCGGCTCTTGGCCAGAACATCAGCCTGATTTCTCAGGCGAGTCCCTGCGTGATAGTTCTGGCCTCAGCAACCGGCGCGCAGCCCTTCAGCAATGGAGACAGGGTTTACATCAATCTCTGCGCAGGCATGGCCGAACTCAATCAGGGGGAGTATCTTGTCTCGGGAATTACCTATGGGTCAACTACAGTCACGGTAATCGACTCAGCAGGAGTCTCTACGACGATCGCCACAACCGCGTGGTATTTCACTCCTCAAGATCCTAACACCGGAGTTGATATAAGTTCGGCAAGTTTTCTGCAATATCAGGGCGGAGGATTTGCAGTCAAGGTGGTTCCCATGTTTGCCGCGGCGGGAGATTATCCCGCCTGTGCAACGCTCTACCAGGAGCGCTTGTGCGTTGGGGGAACGAACAACAACCCCGTGCAGATGAATGGAAGCGTGCAGGGTGATTACCCCGACTTTATCTGCGATCCCAACGCAGAAGATTTCGCTGTCCAGTTTACACTTGTGTCCAACAAGCTCGACCAGATTTTGAACATGATTGGGACGCCAAACGCCCTGCTTATTGGATCAGCCGGCGGCATTTGGGTCATGGCTGGTGCGAATGGCGGCTCACTCAGCCAGATCAACGTGAACGCAGCGAAGCAGAGCAACCTCGGCGTTGCTCCGTTACAGCCGCAGCTGCTCACAGACTCGGCCATTTTTGTGTCGCGCTCGACGCGAATTGTCACCTTTCTGGTTTTCGATTTCGCCACGAACCAGTGGAATAACTTCGATCTCACCCGCCTGAATCGCAATATCACTATCGGTCCAACCGCCGCGACTTCAGGCATTGCTCAGACCGCTTTTCAAATGGAGCCGTACCCGATTTTCTGGGCGGTTCGCAACGATGGTCAACTCATCGGCCTCGTCTTCAACAAGCAGGATCAGGTGTTCGCATGGTTCCGCATCAACATGCAGCCAGAAGGCGGAAACATCGAGTCTGTAGCGGTCATTAGTGGCGCGAACATTGAGGACCAGGTTGTGGTGGTGGTGAATCGGACCATCAACGGCGCAACGGTGCGCTACGTTGAATACTTCATGCAGCAGGAGTTATTTGGCAATCTGTCGAATGCTTTCTTTGTCAATGCAGGGCAGCAGTGGCAAGGCCTTCCCGCAGTCAACATTACGAACATTACCAACGCCAACCCATGCGAAGTCGTTGCTCCCGCTCACGGGTTCCCGGTTGGGATCAAGGTGAGAATCTCGGGCGTGCAGGGAATGACCCAGGTCAACCAAGACTTGACCGAGGCGTACACCATTGAGATTGTGACCACGGATACCTTCTGCCTGACCGGAATTGATTCAACCGCATGGGGCGTCTACACGGGAGGCGGGACAGTTGAGCAAGTGGCAAACACGGTGACGGGCATGAGCTACCTTCTTGGCCAGTCGGTCGTTGCCGTGGGGGATGGAGCGCTGATCTTGCAGCCAACAGTTGTGACCTCAGACTCGATCACTTTCCCCTACTATGCCAACCAGATCACCATTGGAATTCCCTATGATGTGACGCTCCAGCCGACTAACCCGACTCTTGCCTCGCAATCCGGCACCACGCGAGGCATGAAACAGAAACTCGACCGCGTAACGCTCTCGCTCTACCAGTCAATGGGAGGACAAATCGGGACCGATCCTGCCCACATGTACGATATAACTTACGGACCCGGCACAATGGCAAAGCAGCCGCAGATGAGCACGCTTGAGGTGACGCGGGATATGGATTGCGACTGGACCGATGAATCGACATTCTATATCGTGCAGAGCGATCCATTCCCCTTTACACTGCGCGGCCTGGTATGGCGCATGAACGTAAATCAGGACTGACGATGAAATACGAAATCGTTGCACTCAACCCGGATTTGCTTCAACGGCTGCTTCAAGGCGCGTCTCCATCGCTCCTGACGTATCAACTGGAACGCGCCTATTTTTCTCCAGGAAGCGGATCACGGTGTCTGTTGGTAGATGGCCAGCCGATGCTCGCGGGTGGAATCGTAAATATGGAATGGAATCGCGGAGAGGCATGGCTTCTGGCTACCCCATTTCTGCGAAAGCACTTGAAGGTCTGCCTCAAGGCCATGAAGAAATTGCTTCCCCAGGTGGCTCGTGAGTGCGGATTCCGGCGAGTTCAAGCAACATGCGTGTGTGGACTTTCGTCCCGTCTATTCATGAATCTCGGCTTCGAGTTTGAGGGAGCGCTGAAGAAGTTTGGGCCGAACGGCGAGACAAACGAGATGTGGTCAAGGATCTTCGAGGTGACAGAATGACGCCTCAACTTGGCGGGTTACTCATGGGCGGAGTGGGAGCGGCCACATCTGGAATTGGCTCATACGAGAGTGGCCAACAGCAGAAGTCCGCCTACGACTACAACGCCGACATCACGCTTCAGAACATGCGCGATCAGATGGTGGCGAACCAGCAGGAGTCGTCTACCCTGGTTAGCAAGCAGGCGAACTCCTATGCGTCGGCAGGGGTAGACATTACCTCTGGATCGCCCCTGCTCATCATGGCCGCTACCCGCGCGCGCATGGCTGTCAAGGGCCAGCAGATTGAAGAGGCGGGAACGGAAGAGGCGGCTATTCAGCGCTACCAGGGCAAGATGGCGGCGTTTTCGGGAACGATGACCGGCATAGGGTCATTTCTTACTGGCATCTCGAAAGCCGCTACCAGTTACGGAACAGCAACAGGAGCCTTTGATCCCAAAGGTCCTTCAGCGTAAGGAATGAAATGCCCGCTATTCCCGGATTGCCTGAACTTGGAGTTGTCGAAAAGCCGCTCATGAACCCGCGCGAGGCCGGCAAGGACGGCGCTGCGATCGCTGGGATGGGCGAAGATGTGGAGGGGATGGCCGAGCAAAGTCTAGCTATCGAAGCCCACATGCGCGAGGCGCAAAAGCATGTGGATATAGTGGCGGCTCAAAATGAGCTGAATTCAGCAGACGATCAATTGCAAATCAATCTCAAGAAGACGCAGAACTCCCGCGATGTAGCCGCGGTCGTAGCTCAGGCCCAGGAAGACAGAAACTCGATAGCGGCGAAATGGTCTAGTTCCGGCTCTCCAGCGGCAGTAGAAATTCAACAGGCTTCAGATCGTCTCAAGCCTCGCGTGGATCACCTTGGACAGATGCGCCAGATTGATCTGATGGGCAAGGAACTGGACTCCCAGAACACGCTCCAGATGCAGAAGCTGATGCCCGACCTGGTGACTGCGATCCGCAATGGAGATACAGCAGGAGCCAAAGCGATTCAGGATCATGTAAGCAGTCTTTGGGACAGCCCCCTGGTCAGCGATGCCGAGAAGCAGACGCAGATGGAGGCATTTCGGGAGGCTACCCAGAAGCAGTTGAACGAGGCGGCGATTACCAGCGCTGATCCTGCCGAGCGTGAGCAGGCAATCTCGCAGTTAACGAAGGGCGGCAAGGGGCCGCTCGACCTAACCAACCTGCCAGCGGGCGACCTGAACGCTCTGCGCGCTCATGCGGAAGAGACTGACCAGCGCCTGAACAACCTTGCGGAAGCGCGGAGCATGAATGGTGCAATGAACGTGATGGACGCGGCATTCCAAGCGCCGGAGTACAAGGACAACTTTGAAGCTCAACAGAAAGCACTGCAAGACCCCGAATGGCTCAAGCAGCACGGCATCGTGGCTCCGGATGGCTCGCCAGATCGCGTCAAGGCTGAGAAACTGTCTGCCGAAGTCGAGAGGAAGAGAACCTTCAGGAATCAGGAGCAGGCGGATCACGATGAGAAGACTGTCGAGAAAATCTCACCCCTGATCGACGAGAACAAAATCTCTCGCGCCCAGATCGACCAGATTCCCGGCCTGTCGGCTCGCGCCCACAGCGCTCTCATCCGGCAATGGACGGAGAATTATCGGCTGAACCGATCGATGAACCTGGCGGAGCGGCAGCAGGCCAAGCAGGAGCAGGACGAGAAAAGCGCCCAGGTATCCTCCGAAATTATGGATCGAATCAGTTCTGGCGCGGTGCTCGACCCGATGGACATTAAGACAGCGCCGGGACTTACCCCACGGGACAAGACGCAACTCCTGAGCGCCGTCAAGATGGCGCAGAACGAGCCACACTTCCGCGCTGCCGCTGGAATGATTCAGGACAATGTTCCCCTCCCGAAGATGCCAAAGAACGCAACACCGGATCAGGTGTCGCAGTACAACGTGGAGAACGCGCGGCAGATGCGGGCGCAGGCCGACACCTACGACGCGTTCATCAAGCGCC